ACCACCACCAGCACCGCCTCCTCCCCCGCTACCTACTGCGGAACGTGCTGTTACTCAACGAGCTGCACAACCACAAGCTAAGAAGCGTCGAGGCACACAACAATTGACTGTTCGTCGTCCTAGTGTTGGAATGGGTGGAGCAGCTGGTCAGACTGGCGTACAACTTTCACAATAAAACAAAGTAATAATATAATATGAGCCTTCGCACACTAGATAAAAAGACACTACTCTCAGATGCTACATCAGCAGGGGCGGGTAGTTCGTTCGGGTCTGAGCGTACTAAGGGATATACATTTGTAATCTCTACTACAGTCAGCGGTACAGCAACCATAGCTATTCAGGGATACATTGGAGGAGGATGGAGAACGATCCACTCTGAAGACGTAACCACTGACGGAGATGTAATGATCAGAGATGACCACGGTCACTACGAAAAGATCAGAGCTAACATCACAGCTTATACCAGCGGTACACACAGCGTGTTCTCTACTGGTACAGTTGATTCGCTTTAATGGGACTGACGTTTACATCGGACGCACGTCCACCTAGCAACACGCAGCTGCTACCCAACAGATTCCTACGTCCTGCGTTTGGTGAGTTGTACGGGTTTGATGCTCAACAAGGTTTAGCCATTCCTAGCATTTCTGTTGTTCAATTAGGAGCAGACGGTGCTACGATAAGTACGACCGGAGTATCAGGTGCTACTAGTTATACATACGAGAGAGACACAAATTCGTCGTTTTCTAGTCCTACAACAGTATCTAGCGGTACATTAGATTTAAGCGTTAATGATTCAGGATTATCGGCTTTTACTATTTATTACTATAGAATAATAGCGACTGACGGAGTAGATACATCAACATCTAGTTCGGCCTCTTTAACGGTTACAGGAGATTTTGCCACTAGCAATCTGAGCGATTCAAACTCAATGACGGGTGGTACAAATACTATTACTTTTACTATTCAACCCGGTGCTAATATAACTGTAGGACAAACGATTACACTTGCAGGATTAACAGGAACACAGACAGCAGACAACGCCTCACTTACAGTCGGTGGAGCAGGAGCAACTATCTTTGGATCAAGTGCAGATTGGACACAATCAACAGGTACACTTGTACTTACAGTAGACAGCGGTCAGACATTAAGCACGGGATCAGACACTGTTATAACTTTCGATCTTCAAAATTCAGCTACTTTAGGATCAGGAGTTACTGCTACTTTAGATGCTAATGACCATAATCAAGCGAATGTAAGTGGTACTGTATTAGATACAATCCACGACAGTTCTTTAACATTCCCAACCGCCCAAGTATTCGATAACGAGTCTGACTTTAGCTCCGACACAGGAGCAGATGACTACACCATCGTCCATGCCAAAGACACAGATAAACTTTATGTATGGGACAATACTAGATGGTGGATTTATAACCGAGACAGCGTAGCTTAACATGAGTACATTACAAAATTACACAACTGCAACAAGACCTGCACATTCAATTGGTCTTTGTATTTTCAACACAGACACTAAAGCTATTGAAGTTTCAGACGGAACTAATTGGTCTATTTATGACTACGATAGTGCTACAGTTTCAGCGGTAACCAATAATCTTTCTGTGGATTTTGATGGAGCAACAGATTACATCGACTTCGGCAACACCTCCGCTTTAATGCCAACTGCATTTACAATATCATTTTGGATGAAACAAGATGACACAGGTGTTAATACAGTCGTGCAAAAAAACACACTTTCGACAAACGGTTATCAAGTTTATTTCAATGGTGGAGATTTTCTATACGCAGGTGATGGTGTGAAAACTTTTGCAAGTTCACTTTTAACAAGCACTACTGATTGGTATCATGTTGCTGTAACTCACGATGGATCATCATTAAAAGGTTATGTAGATGGTTCATTGATAAATACTTTTTCTAGCACCATTACCTCATCCACATCTAATTTAACTTTAGGTAGACACTCATCAGGGTCGGGGTTATATTATCATGGTAAAGTAGATGAATTTTCATTGCACAACTCAGCATTAGATGGAAGCAATATAACACAAATTTACAACAATGGTAGTCCAATCAACTTAACTATTAACCAAGGAAACTATAACGGAAGTAGTAGCTTGGTTGGTTATTGGAGACTTGGTGATGGTACAGGCGATACTGATAGCGGATCAGGTAGTCCATCAACAGGTGATGTAGTAGGTACTATCGCTAACCAAGCGTTTGCTCACTCTAATGGTTCTGTTGGTGGAGGAAGCCCTGAATACTTAAATGACGCACCTTAATAATTATGATACCTAGAAAATACACAATCATTTCAAAAGATGATGTAGCTTCCATTGACTTCAATCAAGTTTTAGAAGGTAACGAAACCCATCTGCATTATTCTTTAGACGGATCAAAAACTTTAGTTAAGTATAGAGATGAGCAACCATCTTTTTTAAGTGGCAAAACCGAATACACACACGCTGAAATATTAGAAGTGTTAGCCACAGACGAGTGGACTTCTGACGATCCTATTTAAGAGTTATGCACGAGACAGCACAAGGGTTATATCATTCGTTGGAGAACCAGCGGTGGTCGTTTTTAGACAGAGGACGTCAATCGTCAGAACTCACTCTACCCTATGTACTGCCTCCTGACGGACATAACTACGCCACTAAATACTACACACCCTATCAAGGCATAGGAGCACGTGGTGTACTGAATCTATCGTCTAAGTTATTGTTAGCTTTACTACCACCGAACGCTCCGTTCTTTCGTCTTGTTATAGATCGTTACGAGTTAGACAAAGCGAAAGCTGAACTGGGACAAGAGGGTGCAGAGCAGCTACGTACTGATCTAGAGAAAGCATTAGCTGATGTAGAACGTAGTGTATCACAGGAAGTAGAAGTACAGAACTTTAGGAACGGTATATTCCAAGCACTCAAGAATCTTCTAATCACGGGTAACGCTTTGTTATACCTGCCGGATGAAGGAGGTATGAGAACGTTTAAGTTGGATCGTTACGTTGTTAAGCGTGATCCAATGGGTAACGTTACACACATAGCTGTGAAAGAAACAGTAGCACCTATGATGTTACCTGAGTCGGTACGGGAAGAAGTGTACAGACAAGAGAAAGAAAACACGTGTGATTTGTACACTGCTATCGTGCGTGAAGATGATGAATTTAAAGTGTATCAAGACGTAAAGGGAATGCTTATCGAGGAAAGCGTAGGACGTTATCCGTTAGAAAAGTCCCCGTGGCTACCCTTGCGTTACACTCAAATAGACGGAGAAGACTACGGACGTGGGTTTGTTGAAGAGTATATCGGAGACATCCGCTCGTTAGAGTCGTTAACTAAATCAATCGTAGAAGCCAGTGCAGCAGCAGCTAAGGTATTGTTCATGGTCAATCCTAACGGAACGACACGAGCACGTACACTGGCTGAAGCTCCTAACGGTGCGATTGTACAAGGGTCTGAAGGAGACGTATCCGTCTTACAACTTAATAAGTTCAACGATCTACGGACAGCACAGACTACAATGGCTGGTATAACAGATCGATTGAGTCAAGCCTTTCTACTGACATCGGGGGTTGTTAGAGATGCCGAGAGAGTGACTGCCGAGGAGATACGGATGTTAAGCCAAGAGCTTGAAGCTGCCCTCGGTGGTCTCTACTCTCTCTTAGCTCAGGAGATGCAACTGCCTATCGTCACTCGTTTAATGGATCGTATGTCCAAAGAGAAACGACTACCTAAGCTACCCAAGGATATTGTTAAACCTACTATTGTTACAGGTGTTGAAGCGTTGGGTCGTGGTAATGATCTTAATCGTCTTGATATGTTTCTTGCTGGTGCTAATCAGGTAGTAGGGCCACAAGCAGTCAATCAATATCTTAACGTATCTGATTACTTTAAACGTCGTGCTACTGCTCTTGGTATTGAAACTGAGGGACTGATCAAGACGGAAGAAGAAATTCAACAAGCTATGCAGATGCAACAACAACAAGAGATGATGATGAAGTTGGGAAGCCCTGCTGTAGCACCCGCTATCAATGCTGCACAGGAGCAGTACATGGCAACACAACAAGAACAACCTACCGAGGAATAACAAATGGCAGAACTACACCGAGTAGAGATTAACGAGAAAGTATCCAGTGAGATCG